AACACAGTGCTGAAAGCAGCTACGTGGACGCATTGCGGGCAGTCAGTGAACGCATTGAGGTTGATGGGTTGGGTGACAAAAGCAAGCTATCGCAAGAATTACGCGCGCGAAGCGGCGAGGATGCCGATCAGGGCGGGCTGGTTCATTAGCGCTTCAGGTTGTTAGCCTGACGGTAATTGGCTGTCAGCAACGCTTGTGCGGCTATGGCGCTATGGTGGCGCTATGGCAGGCAGGGTTTGCCGGATATTTCAGCCGTCTTTTTTGCTGATATATATTTTGACCCCCCCCCTCGAAAATCAGGCGGGGCAGGAATATTTTTAGCCCATCCGCACACACCCGAACCGCCCCCCCCCCTTAAACAAAAGGGCAACAACCGGCACACGATGAAAAAAATTTTGGCAGACGCGCTTATTAAACTATGCGCGTTGGGATTGGGGCGGGCATTTGACTGATATACAAGACACCATTCTGAAGCTTCGGAATGACCCTGTTTTATTTGTTGAGCAAGTTATCCAAGCAAAGCCGCAGGCATGGCAACGCGAGGCATTGCAGGCAATTGCAAAGCACGACAAAGTTGCGGTTAAAAGCGGTCACGGCGTTGGCAAAACGGCTTTTGAGGCATGGACAGTGCTTTGGTGGCTGCTAACGCATTATCCCTGCAAAGTGGCAGTTACGGCTAACACGGCGCACCAGCTAAACGATGTTCTTTGGACAGAGCTTGATAAATGGGCGCGCAAGCTGCCTGACGGTTTTAAGGACTTGCTAGAGTTTAAGACCGACAAGATTAGCTTGAAGGGCGCCAGCGACAGTTTTGCGGTTGCTAGAACCAGCCGCAGGGAAAACCCTGAGGCGCTGCAAGGCTTCCATAGCGAAAACATGCTTTTTATATGCGAGGAAGCATCTGGAATCCCCGATGTGGTTTTCCAAGTTGGCGAAGGCTCGCTGAGTACCAAAGGCGCGAAGGTTATAATGTGCGGGAACCCAACCCGCGCAGATGGTTATTTTTACGATGCGTTCCATAGCGATAGGGCGCAATGGCATTGCATAACAGTGAGTTGCGAAGATGCTGACACAGTTTCGGAAAAGTTTATCGGCGATATGTCGGCAAAATATGGCAGCGACAGTAACATCTATCGCGTCCGCGTTCTTGGTGAATTTCCGACCCAATCGGATGATGTTCTGGTGCCACTACATTTGGTTGAGGCTGCGGTTAAGCGTGATATTGAGGCTGCGTCTAGCACGCCGATCGTTTGGGGCTTGGATGTCGCGCGATATGGATCGGATAGATCTGCCCTCGCGAAAAGACAAGGACAAGTTCTTTTAGAGCCAATTAAAACTTGGCAAAATAAAGATTTGATGACGCTGGCAGGGATTATCCTAAGTGAATACGACAACACCCGATATCAAGACCGGCCGACCCATATTTACATTGATAGCATCGGCGTTGGTGCTGGCCTTGCTGACCGCTTAAAGGAATTGGATTTGCCGGCATACGGCATCGCCGTTTCTGAAAGCCCTAGCCTAAAAGACAAATTTATGCGGCTGCGCGATGAGTTATTTTGGAACGCCCGCGAATGGTTTGAGGCGCGCGACTGCCATATTGAAAACGATGAAGCCTTAATAAGCGAAATAACAAGCATCCGTTATAAATATCAATCTAACGGCAAGTTGAAAATCGAAAGCAAGGATGAAATGAAGCGGCGCGGGCAAAGAAGCCCTGACGTTGCTGACAGCTTTGTTTTGACGTTTGCTGGCGCTGGCGCAATTGCAAGCGGCAACCAAACCCGCTGGAATAACAAGGCGGCGCTAAAGCGCGATATGGGATGGGTTGTATGAGCGATAATATAATCGAGTTCCCTGATAAGCAGGATTTGCACGTTGAGGTCACTTTTGATGAGCCTGATGTTGTTGATGATGTTTTTTATGGCCTGATGATTATGCTGCGCGGCATGACTGCCGATGCTGAGGTTAGCTATGGTGAATGCGTTGATGCTTGCATTATGGCCGCCGCTTGGAGCGCCAAGCAGGCAGGCTATAGCGCTGATGATCTAATGGCGGTGTTCCAAAGCGTAAAAGTGGATGATGCCGATGGCTAAAAGCAAAGACCCCCGCATAACAAAAACAGGCGTGGCCGGTTACAATAAGCCGAAGCGGACGCCGAACCATCCGAAGAAATCGCACGTTGTTGTTGCCAAAGAAGGCGACAAGGTTAAGACCATCCGTTTTGGGCAGCAAGGCGCAAAGACAGCCGGCAAGCCCAAAGCAGGCGAAAGCGCGGCCATGAAAACAAAGCGCGCATCTTTTAAAGCCCGCCATGCAAAGAATATAGCAAAAGGCAAAATGAGCGCGGCCTATTGGGCTGATAAAACCAAATGGTGATCTGATGAGCCTTTACGAGAATATCCATAAAAAGCGCAAGCGCATAAAAGCCGGCAGCGGCGAAACCATGAAGCGGGCTGGCGCTAAAGGGGCGCCAAGCGATGCAGCTTTTAAGCGCGCCGCAAAGACTGCCAAAAAGACAACCAAGAAAACCAAGAAGGCGAAGTGATGGAAAATTGTTCGACTTGCCCTTACCCGCAAAAGTGCGGCGCTAGGGGTCAATGCCTAACCGGCAAGATTGCCGGCGAGGCGACAACGCTGGCGCAGCCAAAGCCTATGTCAGTCCTGACAACGGACGGCATGAGCATGACCGGCATCATTAAAAGCGTTAAAAGAAAGCAATTTAAAAAGGCTGAAAAGAAATGAAATACGGTTCAAAAAAAGGCACAAAAAAAGGCACCAAAAAATCTGGTGCCAAAATGGGTTTGGGAAAATATTGCAGTCAGTGAGTTGTGTTCTTGCCGATGACCTTTAGGGTTGCCCGCGCTGATGCAACAATACCGCCGCAGCCGTTAGCGTAATAATCGCCGCCCACGTCGTTAGCGTAATCCGTTGCACGGCTTCGCAGTTCTGACAGCGCTTCGTTTTCTTCGGCGCTGATAAAATAGTGGGTTTTTGTTTCCCTGATAATGGCGGGCGCTTCGCAATCGCACTCAACGTGGTCGATGTAATAGCGCTTCGGAATCTTGTATGTGCTTTTCATTTCGATCTCCCTTCCGGCGGGGCTGTTAAGCCCCACATTGGTTAAAAATTAAAATCGTATTTTTTTGCTGGCGTGTCGCTCATGTAGTAACGGCTGCCGCAAGCGCTTTGCCAGCGCATCTTTGCCTTCGACCAGCGCAGCGTAACCAAGCGGCCATCTTCGTCAGGCGAGATGCTCCATGCGTTGCGCTGATCTCCGTTGTTTGTGCAATGGCCGGCAAAGCCACCAGAAACAATCTCAGGCTTCCAGCCTTCGGCGCGCTCTGCCTTCATGGCGCGGATAACAACTTTGTTCTCAGTGCGAACATCGACAACCTCAAACGGCTCGACATCTGAGTAACCAGAAAAATTTGCAAAAGCTTTGATTGGCTTGTTGCGGGCGATTGTTTCAGCGTTTCGATTTGCGATGTATTCGTTGTGGTTAAAGGTCATTTTGCTCTCCATTTGTTTAACTCATATGAAGACAATATGCGCATATTTACCAATAGTAAAGCATAAAATACGCATAAAAAGGAAGTTTCTCAGAAAAAATGTATACCATTCGCACATTTCGCCGGCCTCGCCCGCAGCCATCACCAGAACAAATGGCGCCTAAATTTGCGCTATGCGCTGGATGCGTGACGCCGAAGTTTTGCCGCGAAAATGGCAAGTGCGATGTCGAAGCATTGTCCAGGACAAAAGCCGTTAAAAAACAAGTAGTTAGCAAGAAACCAAAGGCCAGCAAATGAAAATGAACGATGAAGAAGTTGGTCAAATCGTTGCGCGCGAGATTTCTGACGCCCTTAATCATTATGATAGCGAGTACGCTTCGGATCGAATTAAGGCGCTGGATTATTATCTAGGCGAGCCGTTTGGCAATGAAATCGAAGGCAAAAGCCAAGTCGTTTCGACAGAAACGGCAGATACCATCGAACAAATTATGCCTTCCCTCATGCGCATTTTTTGCGGCTCAGATAAATATGTCCGCTTTGCGCCCCGCAATGCTGAAGACACCGAAGCCGCTGAACAGATAAGCGATTATGTGAATTACATAATCAGCCATGACAACAACGGTTATCGCATCATTGACGCATGGTTGCGCGATGCGCTTTTGTTCAAATTAGGCGTGGTCAAGTTTTATTATGACGAAACCACAACTATCGAAGAAGCCGAATATGAAGGCCTAACTGAAGCCGAACTGGCAAAGCTGTTAGAAAACCCTGATATTGATGTTGTTGCTCAGTCTGAGACAGTCACAGAGATTGTCAACGAAATGGGGATGCTTCAGCCGGTTGCAGAAAGCTATGACATAAAGGTCAAGATTTCCAAGAAATCAGGCAAGGTTAAAATCGAGAACGTGCCGCCGGAAGAATTCATATTTAACCGGCGCGCCAAGAGCCTTGAGGATGCCCGCTTTATTTCGCATCGCACGACCATGACTGTCAGCGATCTTGTCAGCATGGGTTTCGATGAAGATGAAATTGTTGAACACGCTGGCACCGCGCAAGTTGAAAACGAAGTCGAGCGCGATGTTCGCTTTGGCGATATTGGCAACGGCGTTGAAACCGATCCGGCTGATGACAGCCAGCGCCTTGTGCCTGTCTTTGACGGCATTGTTTTGATGGACGCTGATGGCGATGGCATATCAGAGCGCCGCCGCATCCTGTCTATTGGTGATTCCGGCGCGCATATTCTTGAAAACGAAGTGACCGATATTATTCCGTTTGCCGTTATTAGCCCGATACTAATGCCGCACCGGCTTGTTGGCCGCAGCATCTTTGATCTGACAAAAGATTTGCAGCAAATTAAATCTGTTCTGATGCGCCAATACCTTGATGCGACTTACCTAACCGTCAACCCGCGCACCGTTGCGGTCGAGGGGCAAGTCAATTTCGATGACCTATTAGATGGAACGGCTGGCGGAATCGTGCGTGTTCGCAACGCTGGCGCCGTTCAAATGCTAACCGGCACAGGCGTTGGCAACGAAATCCAGCCATTAATGGGATATCTGGATTCCGTAAAAGAACAAAGAACAGGGATGAGCAAAGCTAGTCAAGGCCTCGATAGCAATGCCCTGCAAAGCACAACAGCAAGCGCTGTCGCTGCGACAGTTAAAGGCGCAGGCCAGAAGCTTGAAAGCTATGCGCGAACCATTGCTGAGACTGGTTTTAAGGATTTGTTTCGCGGTATTTTGGCACTTGTTACCAAATACCAACAGCAAGACCGCATCATCCGCCTGCGCAATAAATTCGTGCCAATTGACCCGCGTGAGTTTGACAGCGAGTTTGATGTGATCGTGAATGTTGGGCTTGGCACCGCAGATGATGAACAAAAGATCGCTTTCCTGACGCAGATTGCCGGCAAGCAAGAGCAAATTTTGCAAACGCTAGGCGCAAATAACCCGATGGTCACGATGGCACAATATGCCGGCACGTTGCGCGAGATCGCCGAAATTGGCGGCTTCAAAGACGCCAGCAAGTTTTTCAACTCGCCTGAGATGATTACGCAGCAAATGCAGCAACAACAGGCGCAGCAAGCGCAGCAAGGCCAACAGCCATCGCCAGAAACGATGAAGCTGCAACAGGACTTTGAATTAAAGAAAATGAAGATCGAAGCTGAAATAAAGCTTGCCCGCGAAAAGATGGAAGCCGAACTGGAAATGCGGCGCGAGGAACTTGCGTTGGAAAGCCAGTTACGCCTAGCGAAATCCATCACTGACGCTGAAATATCAACTAATTTGCCGCGAGTGTAAAAATGGAAAAAAGATCATCACCACCTAAAAAGCTGAAGATTAAAGGCCAGCCACACAAGCTGGCTTATATTAATGATGTCGAAGAAGGCCTTTTGCGGGCTAGAGGCGGCAGCGGTGAGATGGTGCATGGCATACCGGCTTTTTATTCTGACGATGATGATGCGTTTGCTGGCGCAGCCATGCAGGACTTTCAAGATCAGTTTGGTGGGGGACTTGGCGGAGACAGTGATGAATATGAAAAAACAGCTAATTTAAATGATTTAATGGTTGGCGCCGCTGCCCGAAATAGAATAAACGCGCAAAACGCCGCCACAATAGCAGCGGCGCAAAACAAGCCAAAAGTCCAACAAGTTTTTGATGACACAAATTATGGCGCAGCAACGAAAGCACAGCTAGACGCGCTTGCTAGAAGCTTTGTAAATTCACGCATGAGTAACGCACAAAACCTTTTTGCTCCCTCCATTTACTCAAATCAACGTGTCGGCGGCAGCATTGGTGATTTCTTAAAAGGCGGCGGGCTAAACAGCTTGCGCGGAACATCGCTCTATTCAAATTATTTTGACGACCCATCTATTAATAAAGCTATCGGTCAAGCCGCAATAGACCAAATTCAAGCCAGCGGCCGAATAGAAAACGCTGAAGCTGGATATGGTATTCCAAAATTTGGCTCTGTTCTTGGCGCCGTTGGCGGTTACAACTTAGACAATATTCAAGAAAAGATTGCGGCGGGTGGCCGGCCAGTTTTAGATGAAAACGGTGTTGTGCAAGGCGTGTTCCATGAAGGCCTTTTTGGGATGGAAGTCTATAGCGGCAACCCTGTCGCTGGCATTGAAGGCACAGGCTATAACGCGGGCGGTTCTAGTGGCGATCCTGAGCCTATAGAAAACCCACTAACCGGCGAGAAAGAATGTCCGGAAGGATATTTCTTTGACGAAGATTTGCAGGCCTGCCGCATGGGTTCAGCGCCAGCCGCAGCGCCAGCCGCGCCTGTTACAGCGCCGGCAACTGGCGCATATTACCGGCCAACAGGGCTGGAAACAGCGTCAGCATTTACGCCTGCCGGTTTCGATTATAATGCAGCGAATAGCGCGTTTCTGGACAGCTATGCTTATCGGCCAGAAAACTACCAAGACCCGATGAGCCTTAATGGCTTCAAGCAAATATAATGAACGAAGGAAAACTCCGCGAACAACGCGAGCGCGCAGCGCAGGCTGAACGCATCCTTAACGAGCCTCTAATTTTAGAGGCTTTTGATTATTTAGACACTGAATTTATGCGCGCATGGAAGCAATCCTCAATCGAGGACACGCAAGCCCGCGAGCGCATATATAACCTGTGCCAAGCCTTAGAGGCGGTCAAAGGCCACCTCAAGTCGGTTGTCGAAACCGGCAAAATGGCGAAGGCGCAATTGGATCAACTTAAAAAATAGGTGTAAATTATGGCTGACAATTCCAATCAGGAAACCAGCAATTTTTCTATAAACGATGCAATGACTTCGCTTTTGCAAGACCCCGCAGCGGACAACCAAGCAGAAGAAGAAGCAGCACCAGCCGAAGGCCTTGAGCCGGAAGCTGAAGCCTTAGAAGATGAGGCGTTAGAAGCAGGCGATGAAACTGATGAAGATCAGGATTACGCCGAAGCCGATGACGCTGACGATGATGAGGAAGATGCCTTTGACGATGATGAACAAGACGATGACGATGAGCCTCAAACTGTAACCGCCACAATTGACGGCGAAGAAGTTGAGATAACCATCGAAGAAGCGGTTGCGGGATATCAGCGGCAAAGTGCGTTCACAAAGCGGATGCAGCAACTCGCATCTGAGCGCAAAGCCTTTGAGGCTGAAGTGGCTCAGACTAAACAGATGCGGGATGCTTATGCGCAAGGCCTAACCGAATTATCTGAGCAACTACAAACCACGCAGGCCGATGAGCCTGATTGGGACAGGGCTTATGATGAACTCGATGCGAAGGAATATGCCCGCCTTGTCCAAGTTTACAACCAGCGCAAAGAACATAGCGCATTGGTTGAGCAGGAAAGGCAACGCATTGCACAAGAGCAAAACATGGAACACCAACAGCTTTATCAGCGCCACTTAAAGAATGAAGGTGAACGCATGATTGAGGTCATCCCTGCATGGGCTGACAATGCTGTTCGAGATAGTGAACGGAAACAGGTGATCCAATACGCTCAAACTTTGGGATATACCGCACAAGAAATATCGCAGGCCAGCGATCACCGTGCGGTCAAAGCGCTCTATGATTCTTGGAAACTAAGTCAGATCAATCAGTCTGCCGGCGTTGCCAAGAAAAAAGTCCGCAAAGCACCAAAGATGGCAAAAGCAGGCACTCCGCGCGCGAAAGGTGAAAGCCAAACCAGACGGAAAAAGCAATTAGCGAACCGGCTGGATTCCGAACGCAGCGTCAATGCTGCTGTTGAACTTTTACTTGGATAATTAATAGGAGCCTAAAATGGCATTAGCACAAACATCTACTGCCGTTGGTGAGAAGGAAACCCTCGCCGACATTATTTATAAAGTGGATTCGGATGAAACTCCGATCTTTTCTGCAATCGCAAAAGAAACCTCAACTGGCATTTTCACAGAATGGCAAGTGCAGGAATTGTCAAACGCGGCTGCAAATGCCGTTGCCGAAGGTGCCGATATGGCCGATACCGGCGTGACTGCAACTTCGCGTCTTGGTAACTACCATCAAATCTCACAAAAGGGCTATATTTTGAGTAAAACACTTGACGCTGTGGATAAAGCAGGCCGTGCAAGAGAAGTGGCATATCAGCGGGTTTTAAAAGGCCTTGAGCTTCGCCGCGATATCGAACATATGATCGGCAACACAGACCAAGCCCGCGCGGCTGGTGGAACACGCCAATCAGCATCTTTGTCATCTTGGATCACAAATGGTTCTGTTGGCGCGGGTGTGGGCGCATTCGCAACCGGCGATGGAACTGATGTTCCTACGGCTGGCACGGCTCGTGCCTTGACACTTGCATTGCTTGACGATTCGGTACAGGACGCATGGTCAGATGGTGGCTCACCATCTTTGCTAGTTTGCTCTGCAACGAACCGCGCTAACATTAGCGATCTGGCTCAAGCCGGCACAAACTTGGTAACAAATCAGGTCAACACAACCGCAAACAAAGCGCCTTCATTTGTTGGCTCTGTCAGCGTTTACATGACCGATTTTGGAACTTTGGATATCACCCCATCGCGTTTCATGGGTAATGACCGCGTCTTTGTGATTGATCCTAACTTTGTATGTCTGTCAACTTTGACTGGACGTAACTTTGCAGAGAACGACATTGCCAATACCGGCGATGCCGAAAAATCGCAAATTGTGACTGAGTGGGCTTTGAAAGTTAAGGCTCCGAAGGCGCACGGCGCGATCTTTGATCTGAATGGTTCTTAAAGCCAAAAATATAATGACTAAAGGGGCGCTCCGGCGCCCCTTTTTAATGAGGTAAACATGACCAAAAAATTATTGAGCAAAGTCGGCGAAACCGAAACTTGGATGCACGATGCTGATAAAGGTTTCATCATCGAAAAGCGGCAAGAAGTTGATGCCATTTTAGACGCTAATAAAGCGCGGGCGGCTGAGTATCGGGCGGGCAGTATGATTGGCAACACTCAGCGGCATTGGCAGCATGTGGCCGAAATACCAGCGACAGTCTATTTGGAATTACGCGCCAGATTAGGCGAGCCAAAAGACAACCCGACAGAGTGGAAACGCTGGCTCAATGATTATGACAATCGTTTTTTTAGAACAGGCGGCGGGAACATCTAATGGCAATCACCGACTATGCTTCGCTCCAAACCGCTATCGCAAATTTTGCGGCGCGCAGCGATTTAACGCAGCAAATCCCTGAGTTTATCCAGCTTGCCGAAGCGCGTATGTCGCGCGAGTTAGAAAGCCGCAGCCAAGAAAAGCGCGCGCAGGCAACGCTAACAGCAAACAACGAATATATCAGCCTCCCGACCGACTTGCGTGAAGTCAGGGAAGTTAAGCTGAATACAAGCCCGCTGACAGTTTTGGAATATAAAAGCCCTGTCGCGTTGGATACAGATTACTCAACAACTGGCGCAGGCAAGCCACAGGCCTATAGCATAGTTGGCGATGAAATGAAGCTGCGCCCTGTTCCTGATACGGCTTACAGCGCCGAAATCGTTTATATCGGTTCTATTGAACCGCTATCGAATACAAACACAACAAACAACATTCTGCTTCGCCATTCAGACGCCTATTTAGCCGGCGCGTTGGCGGAACTTTATACCTATCTGATGGATGAACAACGCGCGCAGCTTTACGACCAAAAGTTCAGCCGTGCCATTTCTGAAATCCAGAAAGACGAGCAAAGAAGTCACTACGGCACAGGCTCGTTGCAAATCCAATCAATCTATCAACGTCAAAACACAGGAGCCTGATTAAATGTCAGCAATGAGCGATTATCTGGAAAATGCTTTCCTTGACCACTTCACCGGCACAACATCAACAAGCGCACCGGCGGCCGTCTATCTTGGCCTTTCAACCGCATCAATGAATGATGACAATAGCGGCACAGAACTGTCTGGTTCTGGATACGCCCGCCAAGCCATTACGTTTGCATCAGCCGCTTCAGCGTCTATTGCAAGCAACGCGGCGGCTGAGTTTCCAGCCGCAACCGGCTCTTGGGGCAGCGTATCGCATTGGGCTATTTATGATGCGGCAAGCGGCGGCAACCAGCTTTTTCATGGAAGCTTCGCGACTGCTAAAACCATCGCAACTGGTGATATCTTGAAGGTCGCTTCTGGCGATCTGACAATCACAGCGGCCTAGCTGCATGGCAACGCTTGATGATCTTGCTGCGCTTGGCGCTTTAGATGGCGCCAATAGCATCGGCAACATGGATCAGCTTGACAATGTGACAATTCACGAAGCGTCAGGAACGGCTGCGGTATCAGCTTCGGCAACCGCAGCCGCACCTATCAAGCTCAAAGGCGTTAGTGCGGTTGCTGCAACATCTGCTTCTGTTTCCGGCAGCGCTGACAGAATACGCTTGTTTGATGCAACAATCGCAACGGCCGGTTCAGTTAGTGCTTCTGCGATATTAATCAGGCTTGTTGGCGGCCAGCCAACAGCTAACGTCAGCGCAACCGCAAGCATAACGCCAGTGCGTCAGCTTACGGCGGCGGCAACAACCGCAGCAGCTACAAACCAGCCGACACCAAATTTTGTTTTTAACGCCCAAGCCAGCGCGGCAACAAGCGCCGCAACATCCGGCCAGCTTGTCGGCGTTTTTGCATTTGCTGGCGCAGGCGGAATCACAACATCGGCTTCAGCTAATGCAACGCCAAAGATTATTGGCGAGGCATGGACTGTCCAGCCTGACGCAGCGGGAGCGTGGTTTATTCAATGATCGAATTTAAGGATTGGCTGCCCGACCAGCCCGCATATTTGAACAAAGGCGTCACAACTGCGCTCAACTGCTATCCATCTGCGGTTGGCTATAGAAGCGTCAATGCTTTTCAAGCGGTATCAGGCGCAGCGACAAACAAGATTGCGGGCGTATTTGCGGCAAAAGATAATAATGGAAACGTCAAGCTTTTTGCAGGCGATGCGACAAAACTTTATGTCTTTGGCGGGGCAGGCAACTCGCTTGTCGATGCAAGCAAGGCTGGCGGCTATAACATCGGCGCATCTGGCCGCTGGCGGTCAACGCAGTTTGGCGACAAGCTTTTGGTCGCAGGCGGCACCGGCGAAGAAGTGCAAAAGTGGCAGCTTGGAACTGACACCAGTTTTTCAGACCTGTCAGCATCTTGCCCAAATGCCGATTTCATAACTGTAGTTCGAGATCAGGTTTGGGTCGCGTCTATTGACGATGGATCGGGTAAAAAGCCATCGCGGGTTCAATGGTCTGGCATTAACGATGAAACAAGCTGGACAGTCGGAACCGATCAGAGCGATTTTCAAGAAATTCCTGATGCCGGAAATATCACCGGATTATGCGGCGGTCAGAATGCTGTCATCCTTATGGAACGCGCTATTGCCGTTGCATCTTATGTCGGATCACCGCTTATCTATCAGATCGACCGCGTTGAGACTGCGCGCGGTTGCGCGTATAGCGGCAGCGTCGCGCAAATTGGCGGGCTGGTGTTCTTCCTTGCCGAAGATGGTTTCTATGCTTTCGATGGCTCCAAAAGCCAGCCGATAGGCGCCGAAAAGGTCAACCGCTTTTTCCTTAATGACATGGATTTAGCTTATACGTCAAAAATGTCGGCAGCCGTTGACCCAACGCAACAAGTGGTCGCTTGGTCTTATGTCAGCAACGCATCGCCCGATGGCGAGCCTGATCGCATGATTGTTTTCAATTACACGCTTGGCCGCTGGTCGTTGGTTGAGGTTGGCGCTGATATTATTGCGCCATTTTTTACAAGCGGACAGGATTTGGAATCGCTGGATGCGCTTTATGCCGATATTGATGCGGTTGGTTCGATATTGGATTCACACCTATTTAAAGGCGGGTCATTTGTTTTTGGCGGCGCATATCAAAAGAAGCTTCACGCTTTTTCTGGCGCGCCAATAGCCGCAACATTTGAAACCGCAGAATTCCCTGTCGCAAAAGATAAACACGCGCTGGTCACAAGAACGGTTCCACATTTCACCGGCGGCAGCGTTTCGATGCAAGTTGGTGCGCGTGACCGTCACGATGACCCTGTTGTTTTTGATGCGGGAAGCGCGCTAACAGATGAAGGCTTTTGCGAGCATCGTGTTCAAGGCCGCTTCCATCGCGCCAAGATGACCATTTCTGGCAATTGGGAAAACGCGCAGGGCTTAGATATAGAGGGTCGGGCGCTTGGCAGACGTTAATTTTAGGCGGCTGCCTTATGAGGCAAACGATCCGCGAGAAGTCAGTCTTGTTGTAAACAATATTTTGGCCGGAAAACTGAACTCAACCGGCACTGTCACGCTCGCTGCAAACGCGGCATCAACTGTCGTTGCAGATGATCGCGGTGGTTATGAAAGCGTAATCCTGTTCATGCCAACAACCGCAGCGGCGGCCTCAGAGCAGGCCGGCGGTGCAATGTTTGTCTCATCACGCGGCAAGCAAACTTTTACGGTCACACATGCAAACACAACGTCAACAACAAGAACATTCGATTATATCATTATCGGCTGAATGGGATCATTGCGCTGGCTGGATACAAGCAGCGCTAGACCATGCGCACGGAACGCACACGCTTGCCGATGTTTTTGACATGGTTGAGCGCGGCGATGCGCAGTTTTGGCCGTTTCATAATGCGGCAATCGTCACTGAAATAGTCCAATATCCGCAATTCAGAACGCTTCGTTTCTGGCTGGCGGGTGGCAATCTGAAAACATTAGTTGAGGCTGAACCAGCTTTGGTCAATTGGTCAAAAAGTTGGGGATGCAAATCTGTTGAAATAGTCGGGCGGCGTGGCTGGCACCGCGCTCTAAGAGGTTACAAACCGACTTCAACAATTATGGCAAAGGAAATACACCATGAGTAAAGGCGGCGGAACCCCATCAACTGTGAATACGCAAGTTGAGCCACCATCATACGCGAAGCCCTTTTTGGAATATGGCTTATCGCAGGCGAAAGACCAATACACGTCATCGGCTCCGAACTATTATCCAAACAGCACAGTCGTTGGCTTTGCGCCCGAAACCAGCATGGCGCTCGATATGGTTCGCGATAACGCGCTCGACCCAAATGGCATGACAGCGCAGACCGCAAACGTGGTGCGCCAAAACCTGATGGGAACAAACCCGCTAATGAACGCCGCGTTTCAGCCCGCAATAAACCAAGTTATGAGCCAGTTTGCAAAAGCTGGCAGATACGGCAGCGGCGCAAACCAGCAAGCCCTAGCGACAGCGCTGGCGCCTATTTCCTACCAAGCGCAACAGCAAGCAATTAGCCAAGCGCCACAGGCTGAAAATATGGCGGCGCAACAGCTTGCCGGCGTTGGCGCAGCGCGCGAAGGCCAATCACAAGCAGAACTCCAAGCACAGATCGACAAGTTTAATTTTGAGCAAAACAAGGACGCGGCAAAGCTTGCGGCCTATATGGGCTTGGTTGGCGGCGGTACGGTTGGCAGCAATACAATCCAGCCTGTCGCGCGCAACTCAGCCGCTTCGGCTTTGGGTGGCGCATTAGGCGGCGCGCAGTTAGGCAAAAACGCCGGTTTTGATCCGATGATGGGCGCCATTGGCGGCGGCCTTCTTGGCTT